TAAGGGTTTAACCGTAACCGTAACTAACCGTAACCCCCTTGAAAATAAAGGCTTTCAAGGTGATTTCAGGGTAATTTTAACCGTAACCGGGAAAGGATAGGTGAAAGTGATGAATAATAAAAAATTGACTGCACGGCAGTATTTAGAACAGTTACAGGAACTTGATACAAATATCAATCAGGACTTAGAACGCCTTGAAGATATGAAAACCAATGCTTGCAGTACAGGCGGTATTGATTATTCTGCTGAAAGAGTGCAGACCAGTCCATCAGGTGATACACTTTGCAAACAGGTGACAAATTATGTTGCTTTCAATGATAAAATCAATGCAGAAATTGACAGTTTTGCAGATGCTAAAGAACAGATCATCAAGCAGATAAGGGGTTTACATGATGCAAGGTATTCACAGGTATTATTCAAAGTATATGTTCAGTTCAAGTCCCTGAAAGTTGCATCAGGTGAAATGGGTATGTCATATCAGTATGTCAGAAATCTTCATAGTGCAGCACTGACAAGGTTTGAAGAAATCTATGATAATCTGCATTACTTGACTTAATGTGTACTTACTGTCACTTGAAACAACAAAAAGAGCGTTTTACGATAGATTTTGTTGTTTCATGTATATTGTGTATTCTTGAAACTAATGATACAGTGTATCTTGACAAGATAGGAATTGTGAAGAAGCGGTTGTTTTTTCACAGTTCCTTTTTTGTTTGTGCCGATATTTGTACCCTGAAATGTTTCTGTTTCAGGGATTTTTTATTGCAAAAATACATGAAAGGGGTGTTGTTTGATGGCAAAAACGGCAAAATTAACTGAAAAACAGCAGCGTTTTGTTGAAGAATACCTGATTGACCTGAACGCAACACAAGCAGCCATTCGTGCGGGTTATTCGGCAAAAACAGCAGATCAGCAAGGGTCAAGGATGTTGGCAAATGTCAAGGTTCAACAGGCAATTAGTGTTGCAATGGCAGAACGCAGCAAAAGAACAGGAATCAATCAGGACAGGGTTGTTTTAGAACTTGCCCGCATTGCTTTTGTGAAGATGACAGACCTTGTTGACAGTCACGGAAGAATAAAAGACGGTGCAACTGATGATGACCTTGCCTGTATTGAATCCGTGAAATATAAACAGTCTGAATCAGAAACCGTGTCAAGTGTTGAAAGGGAAGTGAAGATTTCACCAAAGCTGAAAGCACTTGAATTACTTGGTAAACACTTGGGTATGTGGAATGACAAACTGGATGTGAACATCACGCAGCCTATTGTTATCACAGGTGAAGATGCCCTTGAAGATTAGGCGGTGATTGCCTATGGTAAAGAACCGCATTTCTTCACAGTATGTTTTTGGGTATCAGAAGTTTATCCTGTACCCGGAAGATTACAAGACTACAAAGTCCGGCAAGAAGAAAGTGCTGCTACCTGAACTAGTTGGTAAGGGTTACGGGACTTTTTGGCGTTGGAAAGGTAGATATAGGGTATGTAAGGGCAGCCGTGCATCCAAGAAATCAAAAACAACTGCCCTTTGGTACATCACAAATATGATGAAGTACCCACAGGCAAATACCCTTGTGGTCAGAAAGACTTTTAGAACCCTGAAAGATTCCTGTTTCACAGAATTGAAGTGGGCTATTCACCGCCTTGGCGTTGATGCCTTTTGGGAAATCAAAGAATCACCACTTGAAATGACCTATAAACCGACAGGTCAAAAGATTTATTTCAGGGGACTGGATGACCCCCTGAAAGTAACATCAATAACCGTTGATATTGGCTGTTTGTGTTGGATGTGGATTGAAGAAGCGTATGAAATCAGTTCAGAAGATGATTTCAATATGCTTGATGAATCAATCCGTGGTGCTGTTCCTGACGGTTCAGGACTGTTCAAGCAAATAACCCTTACACTGAACCCGTGGAATGAACACCACTGGATAAAGAAGCGGTTTTTTGATAACACAGATGATGAAACCCTTGCAATGACCACCAATTACAAGTGCAATGAATGGTTGGATAAGGCAGACTTGAAAGTCTTTGAAACCATGAAGAAGCAGAACCCAAGGCGTTACAAAGTAGCGGGTCTTGGTGATTGGGGTATTGTTGACGGTCTTGTGTACGAGAATTGGGAAGAAAAGGCGTTCAGTGTTGATGAAGTCAAGAAGATTGCCGGGGTCAAGTCTGTATTCGGTCTTGACTTTGGTTATACAAATGACCCATCAGCACTGTTTTGTGGTCTGATAGATCAGTCAAGTAAGACTATTTGGGTATTTGATGAAATGTATCAGCCGGGTATGAGTAATGAAGCCATTGCCGAACAGGTTCAGCGGATGGGATATGTGAAAGAGAAGATCACAGCCGATTCAGCCGAACCAAAGAGCATTGACCGCTTGCGTGAACTTGGTCTGAAAGGAATCAGGAAAGCAAGGAAGGGCAAGGACAGCATCAACAACGGCATTGACTTCATACAGGACTATCATATTATCATTCATCCCCGTTGTGTGAATTTCATCACAGAGATCAGCAACTATCAGTGGGATAAGGATGCCAAGACGGGCAAGAAACTGAACCGCCCTATTGATGACTTCAACCACCTGATGGATGCAATGCGTTATGCGATTGAGCAGATGGCAAAGGGTGATGCCTTTAGTTTTGATTAAGCAATTACCGGGTAGAATACACGGTGTCAGCAGCCGTTTCTTTTTGGACGGTAGGAAAAGGCTGTCAAATGCTTACTCCGTGGCGGTTGCAATCGGTGACCGCCTATGACACCTGTATAACTACTTTTTGAGATATTAGAAACAAATTAGTAACACATACCCTTGGAAACATAGTGTTTTCAGGGGTTTTGATTTTATTATGCAATGAAAGGGGTGATTGAACAGTGTTCAGTTCCTTTGTGGATGCAATCACTTTGAAACTAAGTAATTTCATACTGGAAGGGGCAAAATCCCACATGACTGACTTGGAATTTCTTGAAAAAGAAATCCTTGCTTGGAAATGTTCACCCCGTAGGATGATGCAGATTAAGGGATTTCTGTATTATGACGGTGACCATGATGTGATTCACCGCAAGCGTACAATGATAGGTGAGGACGGCAAACTTGAAGTTGTTGAGAACTTACCAAACAACCGTATTGTTGATAACCAGTATGCAAAAATGGTGAATCAGAAAGCCAATTACCTGTTCGGCAAGCCGTTTACATTAAACGGTGACAATGAACAGTACATTGAACTGCTGAAAAAGGTTTTTGACAAGAAGTTCATGCGAACATTAAAGAGTGCGGGCAAGGCTGCATACAATGGCGGTATTGCTTGGCTATATCCTTACTACAATGACCGGGGTGAATTTGCTTTCAGGCTTTTCCCCGCTTATGAGATTTTGCCATTTTGGAAAGATTCTGAACATACTGAACTGGATTTCTTCATCAGACTGTATGTATCAGTTGCCTATGACGGTACACAACGGAAGTACATTGAAAAGGTTGAATTGTATGATCTGACAGGTGTTCATCTGTTCATACTGGACGGTTCAAAACTGATACCTGATGTTGTGAACAATGACACTGCTGATTTCCCGCACGTTACAATGACGGATGCAACCGGGAACGTGCAAATGTTCAACTGGCAGCGTGTTCCCCTGATTCCATTGAAAGCCAATGAACAGGAAACACCGCTGATTAAAAGGGTCAAGTCCTTACAGGACGGTATCAATGTGATGCTGTCTGACTTTGAAAACAATATGCAAGAGGATGCAAGGAACACCATTTTGGTACTGAAAAACTATGACGGTACTAATTTGGGTGAGTTCAGAAAAAACCTTGCAACCTTTGGTGCAGTCAAAGTCAGGTATGACGGTGATACAAAGGGCGGTGTTGAAACCCTTGAAATCACGGTCAATGCAGACAATTACAAGGTTATTGTGGAAATCTTCAAGAAAGCACTGATTGAAAATGCAATGGGTTATGATGCCAAGGATGACAGACTTTCAGGCAATCCGAATCAGATGAACATTCAGTCAATGTATTCTGACATTGATACAGATGCCAATGATACAGAATCAGAAGCACAGGCAACAATGGATGATATTCTTTGGTTTGTGAACTGTCACCTTGCTAATTCAGGAATGGGTGACTTTGAAGGTCAGGAAGATGGTGTTGATGTAATATTCAACCGTGATATGCTGATGAATGAATCAGAAATCATTGACAACTGCACCAAGTCACAGGGACTTATTTCTGATGAAACAATCATTGCTAATCATCCTTGGGTGGATGACCCACAGGCTGAAATGGAACGCCTGAAAAAGCAGAAGGAAGAAGCACAGAAAGAAATGCTTGCACAGTATGACCCGTTTGGTACACAGAATGATGAACCTGACAATAAAGGTGACCCGTCACAGGGAAGTCAGGGCGGTGAAGTAGATGAATAACGGTGAATACTGGCAGAAGCGTTTTGAACTGCTTGAACAGGCAGCACACCAACAGGGGGTTCAGTGTTATGCAGATATTGAAAAACAGTATCGACAGGCACAGAAGCAACTTGAAGGTCAGATTGCTGCATGGTATCAGCGTTTTGCATCTAACAACGGTGTAACCCTTGCAGAAGCAAAGCGGATGTTGAACGCAAAGGAACTTGCTGAACTGAAATGGGATGTAAACCAGTATATTCAGTACGGTCAGGAAAATGCGATCAACGGCACTTGGGTCAAGCAGCTTGAAAACGCATCTGCAAGATTCCATATCAGCAGACTTGAAGCCTTGAAGTTGCAGACCCAACAGAGCATTGAAGTCATGTTTGGAAACCAACTTGACAGCATTGACAGCACAATGCGGAATGTTTACAAGTCCGGCTATTATCACACAGCCTATGAAATTCAGAAGGGTGCGGGCGTTGGTTGGGACTTTTCTGCACTGGATGACAAGCAGATCAGCAAGGTCATTAACAAGCCTTGGGCGGTTGACGGCAAGAATTTCAGTGAAAGGATATGGGGCAACCGTCAGAAGTTGGTCAATGAATTGAACAACACCCTGACACAGAACATCATCTTGGGAAAAGACCCACAGAAAGCCATTGATGAAATTGCCCGGAAGATGAACACTTCCAAGACCAACGCCGGGCGGTTGGTAATGACAGAAGAAGCCTTTTTCAGTTCCACAGCACAGAAGGATTGTTTTGATGAACTTGATGTTGAACAGTTTGAGATTGTGGCAACACTGGATTCCCATACTTCGGATATATGCCGGGGTATGGATGGCAAGCATTTCCCTATGTCTGAATGGAAGGTTGGTGTGACTGCACCGCCATTTCATGTTCATTGCCGTTCAACCACAGTGCCGTATTTTGATGATGAATTTGATACTGTCGGTGAACGTGCTGCACGGGATGAAGAAACAGGCAAGACCTACTTTGTACCGGGCAACATGACCTATAAGGAATGGGAAAAGGCATTTGTCAAAGGTGATAAGTCAAGATTGCAAGAAAGGCTGTCAGATGAAAAGATTGATGAAAAAATAAAAGAATTGAAGCAAAAGCAATCTGATCTATCTGCTTGGGGTGACTATGATACAGTTGTGAAAGATTGGGGTTCAGTTGATGATTACTTTGATGGAGATGATGCTGAATCTTTAGCAGCAAAAAATCAATTCTTAAAGTATCAGGAAGAAATTGAATCTTTGATAAAACAAAGAAGTTCAGATTTGCCCGTTCAGATAGGTGGTGTAACTTGTTCAGTCACACATGAACAGTTTCCTTTTTCAGACGGTAGTGGAAGGACAACAATACCAAAAAATGCCGTTGTGTATAAAACCCCTGATAATACAAAGTTTGTATTTCCTGAACAATATGATAAATCAAGGCAGACAATGACACCTGATAAGGCGGTAGAATTATGGTATAAAGTGCCTGAATCAATCAGAGTAAAAGCACAAAAGACCATTGAATTTGTTGATTATTACAATCCACAGGATTCATATTGGAAAAAGAAGTATAAGAACTTCACACATTCGTATGCAACAGGTGGGGACACAATTACATTTTACAGGTATGATAGACTGCATGATGATGACTATGTTATCAGAACATATTGCCATGAATCAGGTCATTATATTGATAAGTCATTAAGTGTGAACGGTATAAGATATGCAGAAAGTTCAGAATGGACAAAAGCAATGACAGATGATAAAATGGTTTCAGGAAGTAAATCTGTAACAACATACGGTGAAAACTCAAATGTGGAAGATTTTGCTGAAAGTGTTGCAGAATATATTCGTGATAACAGCACATTCATAAAGAAATTCCCTAATAGGGCAAAACTCATTGAACAGATATTGAAATGAGAAAGAAAGGAGTGATACAGTATGACGTATGAAAGAATTGATGAAAGAACACCGTCAGGTGGTGACTATTCAGAAATTTACTATTTGGATAATAACGGAAATCAGATTGATTCTGAAAAAGCAACAAACTGTATTATTCGTGAATGTCTGAAAGATGGCACACTACTGAATGAAATACATGGAAAATGTAATTAGTAAAGCACGGTCAAATAGCCGTGCTTTTTTCATACCTTAACAAGTTATCAACAGACCTGTAATAATTGCTATATGGCGGTTATATGAGGTCAGAAAGGGGGATAAAAGGCACATGAAAACGTACACAATGAGAAAGGCATGGTGATCCTGATTATCTCCCGGCTACTGGGTCAAGTAGCACATAGAAAAAGGCATCCGGCAACGGGTGTCTTTTTTCTTGCGGGTTGTCAAGCGTAAACCGAACAAAACCAATCAATCATGTGGGAGTAACCCCGTATAAAAACGTATTTGAAAGGATGGTATAGAAATGACAAGAAAACAGTTAGAGGATTTAGGACTTACCAAGGAACAGGCTGATTCAGTAATGAAAATCAATGGTGATGACATTGAGAACGCAAAGGGTACTGCTGCAACAGAGATTAAGAACTTGCAGACAGAGGTTGAAGGACTGAAAACACAGGTCGGTGACCGTGACGAGCAGTTAGAAACCCTGAAAGCATCTGCCGGGGACAACGCTGATCTGAAAAAGCAGATTGAGGACTTACAGACTGAAAATGCCAATGCCAAGGCAACCCATGAATCTGAACTGAACCAGTTGAAAATTGATTTTGCTGTTGAAAAAGCACTGACAGGTGCAAAGGCAAAGAACATCAAAGCGGTCAAAGCCTTACTTGAACTTGGAGAAGCCAAACTTGACAAGGACGGAAATGTCAAGGGACTGGATGAACAGATCGAGAAGTTAAGAAGTGGTGATGACACCAAGTTCCTGTTTGAAGCACAGAAGCAGCAGAAACAGCAGCAGAATTTCAAAGGTTTTCAGCCGGGGGCATCAGGGGGAAAGAAACCGGGTGATGGTGAAACGGTCGATTTCTCAAAAATGAGTTATGACGAACTTACCGCTTACATGGAAGCAAACCCGGATGCACAGATTTAATTTGATGAAAGGAAGGTAATCGAAACATGGCAAAATTTGATGCTAAAAGTTTTAATGAAAAGGCGTTCGGTAAGTACATGAGTGCTATTCCGAACGTGAAACTGAACAAGTTACGTGAATCCCGTGCAATCGTTGGTGATGCAAGATTACGTGACACTTTTGTGAATAACTCACAGACTGGCACTGTTTACGCAGTGTTACCGTTCTTTGGTCTGCTTTCCGGCACACCGCAGAACTATGATGGTGTTGACAATGTTACACCGGGCAAGACTGACACCTATGAACAGGGTGTTTTCACCTATGGCAGAATGAACGGTTGGACAGAAGCAGATTTCAGTTATGATGTAACTGGTGGTACTGACTTCATGGCAAACGTAAGAAATCAGATCAATGACTACTGGAACGGTGTAGATCAGGATGTTATCCTTGCAATCTTAGAAGGTGTCTTTGGAATGAAGGACACTGGCACGGGTGACATTAAGAAAGCCAATGCAGCGTTTGTTGAAGCACACACCTATGATATTGCACAGGCGGGTGCTGAACATACTGATGATACTATGAAGATGGATGCAACAACCCTGAACAGTGCAATTCAGAAGGCTTGCGGTGATAACAAGCAGAAGTTCAAGTTGGTTTACTGTCACAGTGCAGTTGCTACCAACCTTGAAAACCTGAAACTGCTTGCATACTTAAAGTATACAGATGCACAGGGCATTGAGCGTGATCTTGAAATGGGTACTTGGAACGGCAGACTGGTCATCATTGATGATTCTTTACCTACTAAGGTTGTTGAAGCCGTTGCAGAGGACACAAGCAAGAGAATCAAGGCACAGGATGCGTACACAGAGTACACAACCTATATCCTTGGTGAAGGTGCTATTGGTTTTGAGGATGTAGGTGCAAAAGTGCCTTATGAAATGGTTCGTGATGCTAAGACAAGGGGCGGTGAAGATACACTGATTTCCCGTAAACGTCACGCTGTTTCTGTTGCGGGTGTTTCTTATACCAAGGCATCACAGGCAACAAATTCCCCTACCAATGCGGAATTAAAGACTGGTAAGAACTGGTCACTGGTTGCATCTGATACCAAGGCTATTGAGCATAAGGCAGTACCTATTGCCCGTATCATTTCCCGTGGATAAGTTCTGATCTGAAAGGGTGGTTGCAATGTTTGATACTGATACAGTGAAAAAACGGTTGAAATCATTCGGTTATGAGGTCAAGGCAGATGATGAATTTGCCTTGACCTTTTGCGTTGAGAAAGTACGCAGCACAATCAAAAATGAAATCAACTGGAATGATGTGCCGGAAGGATTGGAACACATTGCCGTTGATATGGCGGTGGGTGAATTTCTTCTTTCCAAGAAAACCTTTGCACCTGATGACCTTACCGGGTTTGATTTAGAATATGCTGTCAAGCAGATTCAGACAGGGGACACCAACACGGTTTTTGCAACTGGTGAAGGTTCAATGACCCCTGAACAAAGACTGACTTCTTTCATCAATTACCTTTTATCCTATGGAAAGGCTGAATTTAATTCATTCAGGCGTATCAGATGGTGAAGCAGATGAAAGCAGCACAAAAGGCTGCAAGGAAAGCCATTGAAGCAACCTATTTTGGTACTTTGACGGTGACAGAGCATCAAACGGTAAAAGATGAAAAGACAAAATTAACAAAGTCAGTTGATGTGGTGGTTTTACAAGATGAACCTTGCAGACTATCGTTTGAGAAGATGCAGACGGCGGTACAGTCTGAATCAGCAGCAACGATTGTTCAGGGGGCAAAGATATTTGTTTCACCTGACATTTCCATAAAAGCCGGGTCAAAGCTGACAGTGACACAGGACAATGTGACCACAGATTACACCCGCAGTGGTGAATCAGCCATATACCCAACGCATCAGGAAATTATGCTTGAACTGTTCAAGGAATATGCGTAATGGGGAAAATGGGAAAATTTGACTGCAAAGGTCTGAAAGACTTTCAGCAGCAGTTGGAAAAATTACAGAATCCTGATGACTTTGTGGAATCGTGTGCAAAGGAACTTGCTGCCCGGTTGCTTCGGTTGGTTGTTAAGCGTACACCAGTCGGACAGTACCCGGCAAGTTCAGGTAAAAAAGGCGGTACATTAAGGCGTGGTTGGACTGGTCAGAAAAACGGTTCAGCAAAGGGATATGCTGACAGCCTTACGGTGAATCATTTTGGTGACACTTATGTCATTGAGATTGTGAACCCGGTTGAATATGCATCTTATGTTGAATACGGACACAGGACAGCCAATCATTCAGGTTGGGTCAAGGGTCAGTTTATGATGACCATATCTGAACAGGAATTACAGAGGATTACCCCAAAGGTACTTGAAAACAAAATCAAGAAATATTTAGGGGGACTTGGAAAATGATAAATTCAATAATTGAAGCAATCAGCGTTTCCCTGAATGGAGAATTTGGGGATGACTATGAAATTCACATGGAAGAAATCAAGCAAGGTTTGAAAGAGCCTTGCTTTTTTATTGCTTGCCTGAATCCTACCAACAACCTATTCATGGGTAAACGGTATGAAAGAACCAATCAGTTCTGCATCCAATACTTCCCAAAGTCTGATGAAAAGCAGCGGGAATGTAACGGTGTGGCTGAAAGAATGTATGACTGTTTGGAGTATGTCACAACAGAGGGTGATACAAAACCAATCCGGGGTTCAGGAATGAATCATCAGGTGGTTGACGGTGTTTTGAATTTCTTTGTCAATTATGACTTCTTTACGGTCAAGACAGAGGACAACACCCCTATGGAAACCATGACGGCAAGCACAGGCGTAAAGGAAGGTGGTTGAAGATGGCTGCAAGAAAGACAGCAACAACGGAAACAGTTGCAAAGTCTGAACAGACTGAACCAGTGTTCAGTAAGGAACAGATTCTTGCATCTGACCGCTATGCAAACAGAAGGGACTTGGTGGATGCCCTTCTTGATACAGATAAAAGTTACACCTTAAAAACTGTTGACAATTTGATTGATAAATACATGAAAGGACAGGTGAAATAGTATGGCTTTAGGTGGTGGTACATTTACCGCACAGAACAAAGAACTGCCCGGTGCTTATATCAACTTTGTATCGGCTGCATCTGCATCCGCTGCATTGTCTGACAGAGGTATTGCAACAATGCCCCTTGAACTTGACTGGGGTATTGAAGGGAAAGTTTTTGAAGTGACCAATGAAGATTTTCAGAAGAACAGCCTGAAACTTTTTGGTTATGCCTTTGACAGTCCTAAGATGCTTGGTCTTAATGATCTGTTCATGGGTGCAAAGACCTTATACGCATACCGCCTGAATGGTGGTGGTGAAAAGGCAGCGAACACATACGCAACCGCAAAGTATTGTGGTGTTCGTGGCAACGATTTGAAGATCGTGATTCAGAAAAATGCAGATGATGCAAGCAATTATGATGTTACAACCTACTTTGGTACGGTTAAGGTTGATACACAGACAGTTGCAAAGGCTGCTGATCTTGTGGCAAACGATTATGTAACATTCAAGGCTGCTGACCTTGCTGTCACAGCCGGAACACCTTTGACTGGCGGAACAAACGGAACAGTGGACGGCAATGCACATCAGGCTTACTTGGATAAGATTGAATCATACACCTACAACACAATGGGTGTTGTGGTTACTGATGATATTACCAAGAAGTTATATGTGGCGTTCAATAAGCGTTTGCGTGATGAACTTGGTATCAAGTTCCAGTTGGTTGTTTACAACCTTGCTGCTGATTATATGGGTGTTATCAGTGTGAAGAACAAGGTAACAGATGCCGGATGGTCAGAAGCTGCACTTGTGTACTGGGTAACTGGTGCAGAATGTGGTTGTGCAGTAAATAAGTCTTGTCAGAACAAGAAATATGACGGTAATTTCACCGTTGATGCCGACTATTTACAGAATGAGTTGAAAGCAGCAATCAAGGCAGGTGAGTTCACTTTCCATAAGGTGGATGGTGTTGTTCGTGTGCTTGAAGATATTAACTCAATGGTGACCACTTCGGACACTTGCGGGAATGTGTTCAAGGACAATCAGACCATCCGTGTCATTGACCAGTTGGGTAATGATGATGCAGTCCTTTTCAATACTAAATATCTTGGTGTTGTTCCGAACACGCCATCAGGCAGAATTTCCCTTTGGTCTGACATTGTTAAGATCAGACAGCAGTTACAGGACTTAGGTGCTATTGAAGGGTTCACTGATTCTGATGTTACAGTTGTACAGGGCGATTCCAAAAAGGCAGTTGTGATTACATCTGCAATCACCGTTGTGAACGTTATGGGTAAACTTTATGAAACGGTTACGGTTGCGTAAGGAAGGGGTGAAATAAATGTCAAATGTAACAATGAAAGCAAGGGACACTATTGCAGCGAAACTTGCTGAATGTTTTATCACTATCGGAAGCAGAAGATACAACTTCATGCAGATGATTGATATGGAAGCAAAGGTTGAGAAAACCAAGACAACTGTACCCCGCCTTGGTGCAATCATGGCGGGTCACAAGTCATGCGGTATGGAAGGTACTTTTTCGGGCACTGCACATTATAATCAATCAGTGCTTAGACAGGCACTTCTTGATTATAAGAACACAGGTCAGGATGTGTACTTTGAAATGCAGATTACCAATGATGACCCGACAAGTGAAGCGGGCAGACAGACAATCATCTTCTATGATTGTAATACTGACGGCGGTGTTCTTGCAAAATTTGATGCTGACGGTGAATACCTTGATGAAGAGATTGAAGGAACATTTGAGGACTTTTCAATGCCTGAATCTTTTGCAAACCTTACGGGTTTTCTTACTAACTAAGTAACAGAACCCCTTATATGGCTTTTATATAAGGTCATATAAGGGGTTTTTTCTATTCTTTGATAAACAGAAGGGAGAACAACAAAATGTCAAAATTTAGTGCATTTATGAAAGCGAATAAAAACGTAAAGGAAAATGAAGAGTTTGCACCTACTGCTTCACTTCTTGGTTCAGACGGAACACCTGTTAGATGGGAGTTCAGACATATCAGTTCCAAGGAGAATGACAAACTTCGTGATGAAAACACCATTGAAGTTCAGGTGACAGGCAAGCCGAACTTATTCAGACCAAAACTGATTACTTCAAAGTACCTTATGGCAATGATCGTGAAGTCAACGGTGTTTCCTGACCTTTACGATAAAGAGTTACAGGACAGTTACGGTGTGATGACCCCGGAAGATTTAGTCTATGCAATGGTGGATGATGCCGGGGAAATGCAGGACTTCCAGTTATGGATGCAGAAGTTTCAGGGATTTACCAAGTCACTTGATGAAAAGGTTGATGAAGCAAAAAACTAATTGAAGAAGGGGATGGTGAAGCAAATTATGCTTACTATGCCCTTCTAAAACTTCACATTCTTCCATCAGTGTTCTTGGCTATGGATGAACAGGAAAAAGCCTTTGTGATTGCTTCAATCAAGTTGAAAGCAGAGCATGACAAGAAGGAAAAGAAAAAGGCAGAAGCAAGGGCAAAGAAAAAACACTAAGAAAGGACGGTGAAACAGGTGTCATCTATTCAGACAGGTATTGAACTTAATGACCAATTCAGCGGAGTGTTGAACAACATCATCAGTTCAGTGAATCTTGCCGTGTCTGCAATGTATGATATGCAGCAGTCAATGAACGCTGACATTGATACAAGCAGCATTGAAGGGGCAAGGGATGAAATCAATCAGGCAACTGCTGCCATTGAAGCAATGAATCAGGCAGCAAGCCGACAGACCGCACCTGATATTGCACCGCCTGTTGTGGATGGTGGAAATCAAGAACCGATTCCTGTACCTGTTGAGCCGGTACTTCATGACCCTTTGGTTGAAAATCCTGAACCAATCAGACCTGAAATTCAGCCAAACGCACCGCCTGACCCTGAACCTGTAGAAATCCCGGTCACATGGAACACTGACGGGGTGGATGTGTTCACAGGAACAGGTGTTGAACGATTTCAGCAAGAAGTTCAGAGTGCAAACGATATGTTGAACACACTGAACACCACACAGGCAAGGATTTCACAGACCGCACAGGGAATGGATATACTGCCGGATGCAGCAGTTCAGGATATGAACACCATGCAACAGCGGTTATCTGCAATTCAACAGCGGATTCAGCAGATTGAGAACAACCCGGTAAATGTTGGGGCAGACAATGCAAATGCAGAACTGGAACAGTTGCGTATGCAGTTGAATCAGGCTATTCAGGAACAAAATTCACTGAATCAGGCAATGCAGAACATGGATGTTTCTGCTGCCAATGATGCCTATTTGCATTTGTCACAGACAGTAAGCGGAACTGAAAGGTATATCCGTGACAACGTGGATGAACAGGGACGTTTCAATCAGGAAATTGCAAGCGGTACACAACAGGCAAATGAACTGACCAATACAATCAAAAGGGTAGTTGCAGCCTACATCAGTATTCAGTCAGTCGGTAAAGCGTTGGATATTTCTGATGAACTTACACTGACAACTTCCCGTTTGGATATGATGAATGACGGTCTGCAAAGCACAAGCGAACTTGTCAACATGGTTTATGCTGCTGCACAGGATGCAAGGGGTTCATTCAGTCAGATGGCTGATGTTGTTGCCCGTTTTGGTAACAATGCAAAGGATGCGTTCAGCAGTTCAGAAGAAGTTGTTGCTTTTGCTGATCTGATTCAAAAACAGATGACGATTGCCGGGGCAAGCACCCAAGAAGCAGCAAATGCAGAATTGCAGTTATCACAGGCACTTGGTTCAGGTGTCCTTCGTGGTGATGAATTGAACAGTATCTTTGAACAAGCACCTAACCTGATTCAGAACATTGCGGACTATCTTGATGTTCCAATCGGTAAGATCAGGGAAATGGCATCGGATGGGGAACTTTCCGCTGATGTAGTCAAGGCAGCAATCTTTTCTGCTGCTGATGACATTAACAGTAAATTCAATGAAATGCCTATGACTTGGGGGCAGATGTGGCAGTCAATGCAGAACACCGCACTGATTGCATTTCAGCCTGTTCTTCAAAGATTGAACGATTTAGCCAATAGTGAAGCATTTCAGACTTTCATTCAGGGTGCTATTGAAGCAATGGCAACCCTTGCGAATATCCTTCTGAATGTGTTTGATTTGGCGGTGTCAATCGGTACTTTCATAGGTGATAACTGGTCAATCATTGCACCTATCGTATACGGCATTGTGGCAGCACTCACAGCATACATTGCTATTTCTGCAATCGTGGCAGCAATTAATGGTGTCATGGCAATGGCAGAAGGTGTCAAGGCTGCTGCTCAAATGATGGCAACGGGTGCAACATTTGCAGAAACCGCAGCACAGCAAGGTCTTAACGCTGCACTGATGGCTTGTCCTTTAACTTGGATTATCATGCTGATTCTTGCGTTGATCGTGGTTATTTTTGCCGTATGTAATGCGATTGCAAAAATGACAGGTATTGCAAATTCAGGGTTCGGTGTGATTACTGGTGGTGTGAACGTGGTGATTCAGTTCTTCAAGAACTTGGGTCTGACCGTGGCAAACATTACCTTGGGTATTGGTAACGCCATTGCAGCACTTGCATCCAACATGATGACGGCATTTCACAATGCTATCTGCAACGTACAGTCATGGTTTTACAATCTGTTATCAACTGCCTGTTCAGTAATTGAAACTATAGCAGCAGCCTTGAATAAGTTGCCGTTTGTAAGTTTTGATTATTCAGGTATCAGTTCAGCAGCAGATGACTATGCAGCCAAAGCAAGTGAAGTAGCCGGAAACAAGGAACAATACACATCCGTTTCAGATGCTTTCAATGATGGAATGTCAACTTTCAGTACATTTCAAGATGGTTGGGCATCAGATGCTTTCAATGCGGGTGCAGCTTGGGGTGATGGTATTGCTGATAAAGTATCAAATTTCAGTTTATCTGATGTATTCGGTAAGACTGATATTCCTAATGTCAGTGACTACACATCAGGTTTTAATGATGCAATAGCAAATTCCGGTATTGGTGACGGTGTTGGAAGTATTGACGATAACACAGGTAAAATCAAGGATTCTTTAGATGTTACAGAAGAAGATTTGAAATACTTGCGTGACATTGCAGAACAGGAAGCCATTAACAGGTTCACAACTGCAGAAGTAACCATCAATCAAACCAACAATAATAATGTTTCATCAGATACAGACATTGACGGTTTTATCAGTGCATTAGATGATGCAATGGGTGAAGCAATAGATGAAGTGACAAATGGGGGTACAGAATAATGGCAAAAAGCGGATATGATATGTATTTTGACAAATGCCTGTTTCCTGTCACTCCTGAAAAAATAAGCATAAAAATCAATGGTAATAACAAAACGGTCAATCTGATAAATGAAGGTGAGATCAATATCCTGAAAAAAGCCGGGTTGACCGACATTGAGTTTGAAGCAGAAATTCCGCAAGTGAAACATCCTTATGCAGTATATAAGAATGGTTTCAAAGATGCGGGTTATTTTATGGATATTTTTGAAGGGTTAAAAACGGGCAAGAAACCATTCCAGTTCATTGTGTGCAGACAGACCCCCGTGGGGAAAAAACTGCTGAACACCAACATGAAGGTTTCCTTGGAAGATTACAAAATCACAGAGGAAGCCAAGAATGGGTTTGATTTCAAAGTTAAGTTCAGTCTAAAACAGTACAGGGAATATGGAGCAAAGACGGTCAATATCAAGGTTGCTGCATCTAAGCCAAAGGCAAGTACGCAAAAGAAGCGTGAGACAAAAAATTCACCTGTTCCGATAAAAGCAAGAACTTATACGGTTGTAAAGGGTGATTGTTTATGGAATATCGCAAAGAGGTTTTACGGCAGCGGTTCAAAATACACTATTGTTTACAATGCAAACAAGGGTGTCATTGGTGGCAACCCTAACTTAATTTATGCGGGACAGGTCTTGACCATTCCGTAAGCATAAGAAAGGGGGATGTTCAATGTATGTTGAACTTTTGATTGGTAATGAATCGGGAACAAAGGTATATCAACCCGCTGTTCAGGAAGGTATTGAATGGTCAACGGAACGAAAAAACACACCCGGAAAACTGGTTTTCAAAGTTCTGAAGGATGACATTCTCGATTTTTCAGAAGGAAGTCCTGTAAGGATGAAGGTGGACGGTGACAACATATTCTTTGGTTTTGTATTCAAGCAACAGAGAAGTAAAGACAAAATCATTACTGTTACTGCCTATGACCAGTTGCGATATTTGAAAAATAAAGACACCAAAGTGTATGAAGGGAAAACTGCTTCACAGTTTACAAAAATGATAGCAGATGACTATGCACTGAATGTTGGTACATTGGACAATACCGGGTATGTTATCGAATCAAGAGTTGAAGAAAACAGTGAATTGTTTGAAATGATAACAAATGCCCTTGACCTTACACTGACCAATACCGGGAAAATGTATGTTTTGTATGATGACTTTGGAAAACTGACCCTGAAAAACCTGTCATCTATGTATGTAGGTACACCGGGTGCGTACTTAATGATTGATGAAGAAACAGGACAAGATTTTGAATATATATCATCAATCGACAGTGATACTTACAATAAAATCAAACTGACCTATGACAATGAAAATACAAAAAAACGTGATGTTTATATCACACAGGATTCTTCCAATATTAACAAATGGGGTATCTTACAATACTTTGACACTTTGCAGAAAGGTGAAAATGGTCAGGCAAAGGCAGATGCCCTTTTGAAACTGTATAACAAGAAAACCCGTAACTTGAAAATCACCAATGCTTTAGGTGACAACCGTGTGCGGGCGGGGTCAATGGTTGTTATAAATCTTGACCTTGGTGATGTAAAACTAAAAAACTGGATGCTTGTTGAAAAGTGCAAGCATACCTATAAAGAAGATGAACATTGGATGGATTTGACACTTAGAGGGGGTGAATTTGTTGCCTGATGCAAAAGGAATTGTAAAGAAGGTACACCAAGCAGCAGTTGAAGCAGTAGAATCAACAAAACCCGTGAACGTGTACTTTGGTGAAGTTGTAAGTACTTCACCACTTAGAATCAATGTTGAACAGAAAATGGTGTTGGGTGAAAAGCAGTTGATTCTTACAAGGAATGTAACGGATTTCAAAACAAAAATCACAGCGGGTAATATTAAAAATTATTACTATACGGGTGATGTAAATTCAGGAACTGCACCTGTTTCACCGTCACACGTTCATGCAGTAGGAACGATTGATGTCACCGTACACAATGGCTTGGCTGTCGGTGATGGTGTAATTCTGATAAGACAACAGGGAGGTCAACGCTTCATTGTTGTGGATAGGATAGGCAAATGATTCCTTCAACCGTTGGTTTTCTTGACCAAGATTTTGAAATTGAAACACAGCCAAGCCTAACTTACAAAATGGATTTAGACGGTGATTCAGTCCGTGGACTTGTGGACGAACAGGAAGCAATGAAACAGATGATATTCAGAACACTGCAAACAGAACGGTATCAGTACATCATATACCCTTGGTATTACGGTATTGAAACCCTTGACCTGTATGGTGAACCTGTTACTTGGGTGTGTCCTGAATTAGAACGCAGAATCAGTGAAGCGTTAGCCGTTGATGAAAGAATAACAGGTGTGACAGACTTTGAATTTGACCTTGAAGTCAAGGGAGTTGTTCACGCCTATTTTACTGTAAAGACAATTTACGGTGACATAAAAGCAGACAAGGGGGTGAATATTTAGAATGTATGAAGATCAGACTTATGAAATCATCCTTGAACGGATGCTGAACCGGGTATCTGATAAACTGGATAAAAGACCTTCTTCACCAGTCTATGATCTGCATAGTGCAACCGCCATTGAATTTCAGATATTATACATTGAGTTAGAATATCTGATAAAAAATTCATACGGTGACACCGCTGCAAGGGAATTTCTGATTTTACTTGCAAAGGATAGGGGACTTTCACCTGAACCCGCAACCAAGGCAATCTTACAGGGTGAGTTCATACCAACAAACATTGATGTTACCGGGAAACGGTTTAATATTGGTGAAATCAACTATGTTGTGACCGAACAGATTACACCGGGAACATACAAGCTTCAGTGTGAAACAGAAGGTGTTATTGGCAATCAGTACCTTGGTGACATGATACCAATGGAATATATTGACGGGTTGCAGACTGCAAGCCTGACAAGCGTATTAATTCCCGGTGAAGATGAAGAAGATACAGAAGTTTTTAGACAGCGTTATTTTGACAGCTTCAATGAACAGTCATTTGGTGGAAACCGTGCAGATTATATGGCAAAGGTCAAAAGTATTGAAGGTGTTGGGTCATGTAAGGTCAAACGTGTTTGGAATGGTGACATAAAACCCGCTGAAATGATACCAAGTGCAGCAGTTCAGTCTTGGTTCAAGACATTTATTCAGACAGCCGGATTGAATCAGGAAGTAAAAGACTGGTTATCAGTTGTTTACAATGCTGCATTACTGAAAAAACTGACGGTTGGCGGTACAGTTCACATTGTCATTACTGATTCAGATGATTATGGTGAAGCAAGTTCAACACTTGTTCAGAGCGTTCAGCAGACACTTGACCCGGAAGAAAACGCCGGGGAAGGTTACGGACTTGCACCAATCGGTCATGTGGTCAGTGTGGCAAGTGCATTGCCTGTCACCATTGAGATTAAGACCACAGTAACCTTTGAAGAAGGTCACAACTGGTCAAACACCAAGACCGCCATTGAAGAAGCGGTTGATGCTTACTTCTTGGAGTTAAGAAAGAACTGGTCAGAAACCACACAAACCATTGTCAGGGTGTCGCAGATTGAAAACCGTATTCTTGGGATTGACGGTGTAATTGACGTGTCCGGCACTAAACTGAACGGAACGGCAAGCAACATGACCCTGACAGAATTTGATATACCAAAGTTAGGGGGTGTTTCTGCATGATAAGAGAAGTTGACCTTGTATCATACTTACCGCCATTCATGCAGACATACAAAGAACCCGTTACAGCATTGGAAGCTGAAAACCCTGAATTTAGTATAGTTTGGACTGCAACTGACAGGTGTTTGCGTAACCGCTTCATTTCAACTGCTGATGAATATGGAATCAGCAAATTTGAAAAGATGCTGAAAATATATCCAACTGCTGATGATACCCTTGAATCAAGGCGTTCAAGAGTTCAAAGCAAGTGGTTCAATACAATTCCGTACACTTGGAAGGTCTTACTTCAAAAGTTACTTGTTTTATGCGGTGACACTGATTTTGAAGTCAAGGGTGATTTCAAGACCGGGTACACACTTTATATTGACACTGACCTTGAATTATATGGTCAGGTGGAAGAACTTGAAAACATTATAAATACAATGATTCCTGAAAATCTTGTGGTTGTATCAAAGAACAGTATTCCTTGCAATGTCAAGGGTGCTGTTCTTTTTGGTGGTGGTATTTGCTTCATCAATGAATTTACAATCACCAATGATTTCAGGGAAGTGTTCAATGTGAACGGTTCGTCAGTATTTGGTGGCGGTATTGTTCAGACTGAAACGCTGAACATCACAAATGACAGCAAAGAAACACTGAATGTTCAGGGTGCTGTCAACTTTGGCGGTAAGGCAACAGATACCGCTATGATAACCATTTCAACGGATTTCAAAGAAACATACCGGGCAAATGCAGTTGCAAAAGCAGCATCCGGAACTGTTCAGGTTGATTTCATTGAGATAAAAACAGAATAGAAAGGAATGATAAGATGGCAGAGTATTCAAAACTTTACATCACAAACAATGGTCAGGCACTTATGGCAAAAATGATTGCCGGGTCAGGGAACATTGATTTTACAAAAATCTGTTCTTCTGCAACACAGTATTCTGAAAGTCAGTTACAGGCATTGACCGCACTTAGCAACATCAAGCAGACAACCCTTGTTTCCAAGGTTACCCGCACAAATGAAGTTGCAATCAAAATTGAAGCAGCACTTTCCAATGTAGACCTGAAAGAAGGGTATTATATGCGTACCCTTGGTTTATATGCGGTTGACCCTGACAAGGGTGAAATTCTGTATGCGGTGTGCATTGAAAAGTCAAATAACTGTCATATGCCCCCATATAACGGTGTTACGGTATCGGCTGCATACTTACAGTTATATACAACGGTAGGAAACGCTGACAGTGTATCACTTGCAGTCAGTCCGGGTGCGTATGCAACGGTTGGTGACATTCAGGCACTTGAAAATGAAATTGCTGATCTGAAAGCCTTTGTTGGTTATTCAGACGGTGACATTTATGGTGTTGAAGTGGATTTTGAAAATAAGAAGTTCACAAGACTTGCCGGAGCAGTAAACCGTTCAGCGGGTTCAGGGTTTGACGGAATCAATGCCTTTGGTGGCAGAAAGCGTTGCAACCTTACCAATGACGGGCGTGTTGCTGCATATTATGGTGAAGCCGGATTTTCCACTACTGGAAAACTGACACAGGCTGTTGACCGTAACCCGGTAGGTACTGAATCACCTGATGAAAACCTGAAATTCAGTGCCGGGACAATCGTTCAGGTAATGGTTGAACAGCCAAAGTTTTATTACAAGGTTGTACCGCTTAAAACTGAAAAGAGAACCAAGGGGGCAATCACAAGAAAAATCAGATACTATGTATCAGACACACCAAAGGCGGGATTCAAACTTCATCCGGCGTTCATTGTGAATGGTCAGGAAAATGATGTTGCATATCTTGCTGCCTTTGAAGGTTCACTTTGGGATGCATCTGCATCAGCGTACATTCTTGATGATTCACAGGTTGCTGACTTTACTGCTGATATGTTATGCAGTATTGCCAATGCAAAACCGCTTTCAGGACTTACACAGAACGCAACCCGTGCCAATATCAGAAAACTTGCTGAAAAACGTGGTACTGGTTGGGAACAGGGGGTTGTTCAGACGGCATCCGCTTCACAGATGCTTATGCTGATTGAATATGCAACCTTCAATATGCAATCTGTCATTGGTAACGGTGCAGTTTCAAAGACTGATGACAGTAAAACTTCCATGACTGAAAACACAGGTGCAACAATCACACTTGGTAACGCATCAGGTTCAGTTGTCAATGCCAATGGTATTCAGATTGTGTCATACCGTGGTGAGGAAAACTTTTGGGGCAATATTTGGTGGTGGATTGATGGAATCAATCACTATGCAAATGCAACCACAGGTGAATGTGATACCTATGTTGCAGATCATGGTTTTACTGATGACAGTAAGGCAGCACCTTATGAAGATACAGGAATGTGTGCAAAGTATGGAAACGGTTATATTTCCGCTTTCTGTTATTCAGAAGATTTTGATTGGTTGTTCTTACCGGGTGAGTTCAACGGAAACACCGCCCTTCCTGTTGGTGATTATTGTTGGAATCAGAACGGTACTGGTTGGCGTGTCGCTAGATTGGGTGCTAATTGGAGTAATGGCTTGTATGCCGGTGCTTTCTGTTGGAATCTGAATGATGCTTCTTCTTATCGTAGTCGGGGTATCGGCGGTCGGTTGGTGTATCGAAAAAAGGTAGCAGCATAACAGATAACCAGTAATTCACATAATTTTAGGTAATCAGGATGCTAAAGATGACGATTTTCAAGCAGAAAGACGATAAAAAGACAAAAAACCAATGTCACTAAATTAGGTGCTAATTGGAATAATGGCTTGAATACCAGTGCTTTCTATTGGAATCTGAATAATGCTTCTTCTAATCGTAATCGGAATATCAGCAGTCAGTTAGTAAATGCACAAATATCACTTGAAACACCCCGTCAGAAATGGCGGGGTGTTCTTATAAATCAATGTACTGAAAACTGATTACCGTGCCACTTGGCAAAACATCAAAATTCATGGACTGTATTAGTAGATTGCACCCATTTGTGCAAGTCGAAAGTTCGGTTCAGTGCATACAGAAGGGAACAGACAAGCGTGAAAAGGTATGGCAATCTTTATGAAAAAATCTGTTCAATGGATAACCTGTATCTTGCGTTTCAACACGCAAAGAAAGGCAAAGGATGGTACAAGGAAGTTCAGCAGATTGAGAAAAGACCATACTACTATTTGGCGGGTCTGCAATGGATGCTTCAAAACCATTTATACAAAACTTCGGAATATGCCACTTTTACGAAAAAGGACGGCAAGAAGGAACGGGAAATATACAAACTTCCATTCTTCCCTGACAGAATTGCACAATGGGCGGTTTTACAGGTGATTGAACCGCAGTTATTAGCGTATTTCACTGATGATACATACAGTGCAATACCAAACAAGGGTATTCATGCAGCATACAAGAAGTTACGGTTGGCGGTTGATACCGTGCCGGAAGAAATGATCTATTGCTTGAAAATAGACTGCAAGAAATTTTACCCTTCCATTGACCACGAAACACTAAAACAGAAGTTCAGACGGAAGTACAAAGACCCTGAACTGCTTGAACTGATTGATGAAGTAATTGATTCAATCAGCACTTGTCCGGCAACGGATGAAAACATTGAATTTTATCGGTCTTGTGGTAATGAAATCAAGATAGTGAAGGTAAACGGCAAGGACTTCATTGAAGGTGTCGGTATTCCAATAGGGAATTACTTTTCACAGTATGACGGGAATTTCTTCTTGTCAGGTTTTGACCACTGGATAAAAGAAGTAAAGCGGGTAAAACATTATTACCGTTATATGGATGATATTTGTATTTTTGCAAGAACCAAAGAAGAACTGCATCAGTTACTTGCAGAAATCAATGAATACTTCATACAGAATTTGAAATTAAGAATAAAAGGGAACTATCAGATATTCCCTTCATTCATCCGGGGTATTGATTTTGTTGGGTACAGGATATTTTTGAACAGTACCCTGTTGAGAAAATCCACCTGTCAGGAAATGAAGCGGAAGATGACCAACATCAGGAAGAAAGTTGAAAACGGTCAGGAAATGAACTATTCAGAATGGTGTTCAATCAATTCCTATAAGGGTTGGTTGAAACATTGTGACAGTTCCCATTTATCAGATAAATATATTGTGCCTATTCAGCAATACGCTGATGATTATTATACAAACCATATCAAGGCAAAGAAAAAGAAGAAAGGCGGTAAAAAGCATGAAAGAGTACAGAAAAGTACGCAGTACAAAGCAGCCTGAACAGAAAGTCATTGATGACTATTCAGTTTGGGTTGCTGCAAACATCACCCCGGTCACAGAAGCCGGGACAGATGAACAGCCGGGGTTCACTGGTTATGAATATGACCTGACCCAGTACACCAAGGATGAATACATCAAAATGATTGATGACAGGAACACATCCTTGGAAGATCAGATGACACAGGCACAGGAAGCCATGTGTGAAATCTATGAAATGATGGCATAAGGAAGGGGTGAGAATATGGCAAATATTTATGCAGCACTTATCATTAAGGGTAAGAAGTCAATCAATGATGTTCCTGACAAGATCAGGGATGAAGTCAAACAGGTGCTTATTGATGAAGGACACCCGGAACTGGCAGAAGGTGGTAACTGATGTTGTTTCAGTTCATCATAAAAATTTTATTTAGAAAGGATGTGGAATCTATGGCAGTGATCTATGCAACCCTTATCATTAAGGGCAAGAAAACCTTTGCTGATGTACCTGAGAAAATCAAGGACAAAGTGAAGGAAGTTCTGATTGACCTTGATTGCCCTGAATTAGCAGAGTAATCAACAGACAAGGAAATTATCACAGGAACAAAAACAACCGCTATATGACGCTTATATGAGGTCACAAGCGGTTGTTTTTATGTTCAGAAAGGACAGAGAAA